AACTTTTCACGAGCTTCACCGATACTGCGCTTACACAATGCTAGGGTGTAGTCACGCACCCAAGGCAGGGCATATGGGTCTTGTAGGATAGTGAAGTCGGGTTTATAGTTGTGTGTCCATAACAATACAGTCTCAGCGTCTGCACGGGGACGGCGCATGATAGTTAACTTCTTGCTTACACGATTGTAATTGAAGTTTAAGAAACCACCAAACATGCGAGCTGCTTCTTCTAGATAGCTGCTGTACATATAGTAGGTTGCAAGACCGCCAACACGACCGCTTTGGATCATGTAGAAGTTTACGAAGCCTGCTTCGAATGGTTCATACTGCGAACTTGTTCCGCTGTTGGCACCTATGTTGCGCTTAAAGATTTGACGCACTGTTATAACTTCTTCTGGAAGTGTATATTCGTTAACGTCCTGCTCTAGCTCAAGGAAGCTATAGCTGTCTTCTAATGCGTTGGCGCTTCGTTGACGGTAACGGATGAGGGACTGCTTGTAGGCTTGTTCATAGTGTGCTGGGTCCAATTCAATGTCTATCATATCCCCGCCGAGGCTATAATGGACATAATCAAAGATTTCTTGTTTTAGCTGAGTAACTGTCATCGCAAAGTATTTATTGCGATGACAGCACCTTTTACTTGATAGCTTTTAGGATTACTACATCCTTGCTAAGCCTACCGTTTAGCTGCACGGGCACTGCCTTAATGTCCTCAAGGAAGGTGCGTAGTGCAACTTTACCAGCGTCCCCAAACTGTTTCAGCTGCTCTGCTGGCTTGCGTAGCGTCTTAGCAATACTGCTCTTATCGTGGTAGCCAATAATAGCACTGCCCTTAATGCCCAGTATCTGTGCACCACTGTCCGCAACATACCTACCTAACTTGCGGGTTTTAATGTTGTAAACCCAAACAGTATGAGCACCAATAATGTCCACGGGATTGACAGACACAATGTTGAGGCTCTTGTCCTCTGCACAATACTTGACCTTCTTAACCAGTTTTTCCTTGCTAACTGGGCGAGCCTTACGCACCTTACGGGTTGCGCTCTTGACTTTGCCATAGGTCTTTAGTGCATCAAACAGTTGAGCATACCAAGCATCAATGCGCTTGAAGATAGGCTTGTCCACCCAACGGTAGCCTTCTTTCAACTGCTCGTCTGCCTTCTTCTCTTGGCTCTCAACTAGCTCGTTACGAATTGGTTCGTAGTAAGCCTGTATGCGACTGACAAACTGCTGTGGCATGTTGACTTCACGGAAGAATGTAACAAAGTCACGGGCATCTTCCCCGCGGAGCATTGCATCATACATAGCTTCAATCTCGCCAACAATGTCAGCGAACTTGTCGTTCATATGGTCTTGCACTGTGCGCTTCACAGCCGCTTTGGGCTCGTTAGCCTGCTTTTCAGCTAACTTAGCCTTGCCATATTCCATAAGCTCTTTGATTCTGTTGGTGCTGTATTCACAGTCGCCTTGGCTAAGTGGAGCGCCATCCAGTGTCATTTTGGCAAAGCTACCTAATGTGATACCCACGCGGCTGTCTTCAACTTCAGCCCACGCTTTGAGCTCTTCTTTGCTCCACTTGTAGACATGCTTGCCCAACTGGTCCACATACTTTCGCATGTCCCCGGCAGTCATGTAATAATTGTAGAAGTAAAATCCGTGACGGATTTCTTTACGACGCTTTTCTTCGCTCCAAGCACTAGCACCTGCCCAAGTAGGCTCTGCGCCAGTATATTTCTCGTCCATAAATTTTGGCTTGCGCGGTGCAGCCTTTTTCTTTTTAACACTCAAAAGGCTTTTAGCCATGAGTCAGATCTCCTGTTACAGTTATATAGTAGCACGAAGATAGATTATGTCAATTGACTTTTTGGCTTATGATGTTTTTGAGATTACCCAAAACAATATTGGATATGGTGTTGTCCTCAATTACAGGCTTCTTTGCACCTGGAATAAAGAAACGGACATTATATTGTCCCGAACCATTTTCTGTAATAGTGCACTTGCCGCGCCAACTTGTTCCTCGGATGCTGAATTGCACACCGATAGGATGTGGTTTAACGTCCTTGATTTCCCAAGCGGGATCTTGGACTGCGGTGAGAATAGTGTCACTTGGTTTCATACTGTTACTTATCGCGGAACAGCACTTTGAACTTCATCATCTGCAGGTAGCTTTCCAAACCGCAGAGTGAAGTGTAGCAGGTGCGGTTGTTTTGGATATATTCAATACCCAACCACGGAATAAGTTCACCAGCAGCATTGCGTGCCAATTGGATGTTGGCGATTTCGCCCCGAAGCGTGCCAGCGGCACTTTCCCAGCGCACGCGGTCACCAGTTTTAATGTCTTTAATCATGTGCTAGTTCCTCATTCCCTATAATGCATAATAGCATGAAACCCCGTAGCGTCAACCATTATTTGGCGTTGTATATTTGCAACACCTTACTTAACGTAAGGGATATAAAACGGTTGACATATAGCAGGGTTATGTTATGTTAAGTTATCAGCAAAAACATGGAGTTGCAGCATGTCACTAGCATATTATAAAGCTATCTATGCTTCCACTAATACTAGCAACAGCAAGTATAAAACAGCATATGATAAGCAAGATGCTACTCGTTATTGGTTGCAGCATAAAATAAACTTGCTAGATCTTACCAAACTACTGCAAACAGCAAGTTTCAATGACCGTTTTACTATTGTGCAGTTAATGCAAGTAGCGGAACGTAAAGTAGCACATTGGGAAAAGCACCGTAATTTTAACCAAAAAACTGCCATTACTGTGCTAAAAGCAGCTAAAAAAGTTCAAATTCCTCAGTAACTTAGCAGGGTTACGCTGCGTAAGTTGTTTACGTTGCGTAACCCACTATAAAATGGTTGACATATAGCAGTCCAGTGCTATTATGCATTATAGGGCTTAAACAAGGAGCTTAGCTATGTCCAAGCGTTTAGTTCACATTGAAGTAGTTCCCAGCCGTATTAAAGGGGAAACCAAAGTCACTATTGCTGACTTTTACGATATGAATACCTGTAAGACGCTTGTTAAAGCAAGGGACTTTCTTATTAAGCGGGCTCGTGCAGAGTATATCGCAACCAAAGATCGTGAAGATGAGTCTGCTTATACTGCTATCAGCAAGTTCAACTTTGGGAAAGATCTGGTAGGCTACTACCACTTTGATGATGGGCTTAACTTCCTTTTTGAGGAAGGACACCCTGTGTTCCAATTGGTTGTTGCAGGAAAGCACAAGGATCCTCGCTTTGCTGAGGGACTGTATGACCTGTATCAAACTATCCGTGATGCCAACCGCGAGCGTGTCTATACGCTAATTGGTATCAACCGTAAAACTGGTGTAGCACACCCTGTTTACATTGGACGGGGTGAAGCTTCATTTGAAGATAAAGATGAAGCGTTGGAATATGCTGCGGACGGCACAAACTCAGACACTATTTGGAAGGTTGTCCAAGTATTTGCTGGGTGGGAATGGAAAGCGGCTGAAAACTATAATAAAGCAAATAATCTGGTTGACGCCTAACTAATCTGTGCTATAGTAACACTATGGAAAGGGAGGTAACGATGCGTAACTTAGCTGCTAAAAATCTCAGTGACGCTCGTTATCGTCCCCAAGTTGTTCGTGCCCAAAAGGGCAAAGGCTCTTACGTTCGTAAGCCCAAACACAAGGAGCAAGTGCAATGACTTATACCCAAATGGTTGAGACATTCCGCAACAAGGCTAACCAAGCTAAAACACTTTGGGAAGTAGAGCTGGCGCTTGCAGATATTCGTGAGACTCTGAAAATTTGGCAAGAAGAAGCGTTGATGGAGGCGCTTAGTGGACGTGAGGTTTTTGAAAATCCTTATGTCAGCAAGCTCTTGTGTGAGCGTGATGCTTACCTAGATCGTTATGATTATCTCCGCAAACGTCAAGGGAGGGCTGCATGACACAGGATAAAACTATTAAAGTTAAATTTTCTTTTGATAGATTTTTAGAACTACGGCAGGAACAGGACCGTTTTGGCCTCTATTCTTTTCCTAAAAAGAATTCATTTGAAAAATATTTAAAAAATAATAAAATTAAAAAATATTTTATAACTATGACCGGTAAAACTACTAATAAAGAGTTGTATGTAGTATTTAAGAATACTATACCTGAAGAAGAGTTGTTACTATTTTCACTAAGATGGGGATAACACTATGACCAAGATTGTTGTTTTTGATATCGACGGCACGTTAGCCAACGTGGATCACCGTCGCCAGTTCGTTGCCAGCCGTCCCAAGAACTGGGCGGCGTGGAACGCCGGCATGGTCAATGATACTGTCAATGAGGATATCAAATGGACACTGGACAGTTTTGCTAACCGTGCAGGAACCAAGATCGTTCTCTGCTCCGGGCGGGGAGAAGAAACCCGTACTGTTACTGAACAGTGGCTTAGAGATAACTCTATCCACTTTGATGCGCTGTTCATGCGTAAGGCCAAGGACTACAGGAAGGATTCAATCGTTAAGGTTGAGCTACTGCAACAAATCCGTGAGCAGTGGGGAGGACCTTTCCTGTGGGTTGATGACCGCACACAGGTTGTTGAAGCTATCCGTGCGGCAGGTGTTCGTGTTCTTCAAGTTGCAAAAGGAGACTTCTAATGTTGGATGTGTTATACGGTGTGGTAATTGGCATAATGGTGGGCGCCGTGCTTTTTCCGGAAAGTGTCGGCGCTACCTTTGCTGCGGCTAAATGGGCATATGATCGTAAACTAGATCAGCTAAAGGGCAAATAATGTTTTCACCAGCTAACGCATGCAGTGATTATCAAATGTATTGGACTTTCATAGGCGGCATGTGTGCTGCGGTAGCAGTGCTGTGGCCAATCCTTGCGCTTATGGTATTGGGGTGGGGCAAGAGCGAACGATATATGGAACCTAAACATAAATTCCTCGAACGCAAGATTGCCATGGCTATGGCAGATGCGGTGATTGATGTTAACAAAGCTAGTAAACGTAAGTGGTAATCGCACTGGCTTGTTTCACTATCGCAAGATAGATTTGTTTTCTATCTTAGGTATTCTCTATTGCTACAGTCCAGACATGATTAAAACCAACTGCGGACATAAGTTTGCAGTTGGTCTAAAACGACCATTTAATAAAGTCTGGCGATTTTTGTGATAAATTAACTTATGTTAAAAGAAAAGTTTCTATTAGAGTACTTAGGCGGTACAAAAGGTGATTTTTTTGCAAATATTTTAGTTTTCAATAAACTAGATTTAAGTTTTAAAAATAATAATAAAAGCAATGCCAGACTAAAAAATATAAAATTTTTCAGTAACGAAGAAGGATATGCAGGAACTACTCCCACAGTTGAAGAATTTTCAACTGTGATTAAAAGTTTGCCCAACGAAAATTTCACTGCACATCAACTTTTTTTCCTAACAAATGACACAAAGTATTTTGAAGTTTTAGCTAGTGAAAATTTTAAAATTTATAAAATATGTTTTGAAAAAAATCATTATAAAACGATACAGCTGGAATCAATTTTTAAAAACATTTATTATACTCAAGTAACCGGGGCACGAAAAGAAACAATAGAAAAATTTAAAAAGTCAGCAGATTCAGACGAGTTTACCTATCTGTTAGATTTTGAAATGTTTAAAAAAAATATTCCGCTAAATGATACAAACAGAGCTCATTTCTTAGAAGAAAAACTAAAAGCACCTGTGAGTCAACATCAATATAATCTAAATGATTATACAATGTTTTCTAAATTTAATTCTTTAGAACAAAAAGCTAATAAGATAATCTTTAACTATAACGATCTATATGTTGATGTAAAGTTATCTAATTATCAACAATTTAATTTTATAGATCTAGCTAGATATCAAAGACAACTAGACAAAACTTGGCTACCAAGTGAAATTGTTTTATTCGGCAACACATGGAAGCCTAAAGATTATGGTTATATGAATTTCTAATTATTTGTGAACTTCTTTAATATCTTTAATACGAGATTCTAAGTATTCAATTATAATTTGCGTCTTTTCTTTTTCTTTTTCTTCTTGGGTTTGCTTTGCAATGTTAAGTTTATTCAAAACTTCGTGTTCAAAAGCATAACGCTTCATTGTTTCAATTGAATAGTTAGTCATTTAAATTCCCTGAAATGTTTGGTGAAGTAGTAAAGTAGCGGAGTAATTACGGCAGTCAAGCCAGCCATCATTGCAGTCATAAAAAAAGCTGCAAGCCAATTTTCTGCTTGCAGCAAATCATCTACAGCATGATAACCAACAGCCAGCATCACTAAAAAAGACAGGCCTGCAATGACTATGCCAGCTATTGTATTCATTTGCTTAAACCGTCTGATGGTAGGCCAAAGAAACGACCTATAACAGTATATAGCTGATTATGTAAATGATTCTCTTCTTGGGGGGTCAAATTGAAGTCTTCGCCCAAGTAGTCCAGTATATCTTCCAGGCAAATATCTGCCATATCTCGAACTTCTTGTTCACCAATGCTGTCATCAATAACTTTCATTTGGTTCTCCCATCAGTTGTGTGTATTTTAACTTATCATAAACTGCACAGTCAAGGCTTTTTGTTGACAGGCACAAAATATGTGCTAAATTAAAGTATGAGCCGTGTGTTTATTGATTTGTGTGATCCATTAAAGCAAGACGATGTTTACACTTTGGAATTTGAAGTATTAGATACAGTGATTGCTCGTCGCTGGTTGGATCTAGTATTAATTGCTCAAAAATTAAACTATCCCATAGATGATCCACTACGCTTTTATGGATTTAATTTGCCGGAAGTTGAAAAAACAAAAGCACTGGCATTGATTAATAATTGCATTGATCAGATCAACAGTCACAAACCAATTATCGATCGCAAGCTAGACGCAGTGGAAGACCAAGACACATTAAATTATCTGCATCATATATTTGAAGAATATCACGGCTTACTGGATCAACAGAACACAGAGTTTTGGAACAGTTGCCCGCCATATGTTCAGCAGGCGTTGGCTATGTTAAACATTTATGTGCATCGCTGCGAAAGTGCTGTGACTGCCAAAAAGAGATTTACTGTAACCTATTATAGATTGCCCAAGGTATGTAAACTAGAACCTAACGATTATGATTTGTTTACACCATACAGAACATTTGGAACGCTGTATCTTAACTATGTGGAAATAGGCAAGACACTGACTGACTTCTGGCACGACGATGACAAATATATTCATGAAGATGCGTTTAAGCCTTTTGATTATTTCAGTGCAGACTTTTCAGTAACATTTACAGATGACGCTCGTGCAATGAAAGACACTATGGTAAAAGAAATTTGGAAGTATTATAAACAAAACGAAAATTTCTTTAAATCAAAAGGTTACGAATACATGGACAAGCGTTTAACTCCTGCTGCAATATTGCCGTTGGCTAACCTTGTGTATTACGATAAGCAAGCGATAATCGACAACATTGCTGCTAGACAAATGATTAAAGCAGTGCGAGTAGAACAGTGAGAATTCAGGTTGTAAGTGATCTACATTTAGAGTTTCAAAAAGATTATCCACGCATCAAAAATAACAATGCTGATATTTTGATACTAAGCGGTGATATCTGTTTGGCAGAACATTTGTATCGCAATCCCACAGCAGGCATGGACTACATGCTGCAAAATGGTTGGTATGCATCAGATGCTGCTCGTTATAGAAACTTCTTCAATTATGTAAGCAATGAGTTTCCACTAGTGCTGTATGTCATGGGCAACCACGAGCATTACAGCGGACGTTGGAATGAAACTGCCGAGCGTTTGCATCAAGCACTAGAACCATTCGATAACATTGTTCTCATGGACAATTTGTATTTGAATATTCAAGGTGTACGCTTTATTGGCAGCAGTTTGTGGACAGACTTAAACAATAATGATCCACTAACTATGTTAAGCGTTAAAGAAATGATGAGCGACTATCGTGCTATCACTATCTACAACAGTGGTGTGTATCACAAACTGCGTCCTATTGACACAGTGTACGAGCATAACAAGTCGCTAAAGTTTATTAAAGACAGCATCAAACCATGGCAAGGTCCTGTTGTAGTTCTAACACATCATGCACCCAGTAGAAAAAGCATACATGAAAAGTATCGCAATGAACACATTATGAATGGTGCTTTTGTAAATGACTTAGAATCATTCATTATGAATCATCCACAAATCAAACTGTGGACACATGGTCATGTGCACAATGCATTTGACTATTTTATCCGTGAAACAAGAGTAGTGTGTAACCCTTACGGCTACCCTGGCGAAGTAAGTGAATTTGATTTTAACAAGGTAGTTGAGATATGATAGGCGTTGAATTTTTACTAACACTGGTTGTGGCACATTATGTAGGTGACTTTGTGTTGCAGACCAGCGACATGGCCACTAAGAAAAGTCATAGTGCGTTTTGGTTAAGTGCTCACGTGGCAGTCTATACTGCTACCTTGGCATTGTTCACAGTTTGGTATTGGTCCACTGCTTATTTTATTGCTTGGTTGATTACCAATGCCGTGCTACATTGGTTTGTGGATTACACCACCAGCAGACTAAATGCTGAATATCAAAAGCAGGGTGAAGTCAAAGCATTTTGGAATTGTATAGGTGCGGACCAAGCTATGCATTATGTTTGCTTGATCCTCACCACATACTTCTTTCTTATTGTATAAGTTCTTTCTTATAAACGCTCTTGATACCCATGCCTTGATCAGTAAAGGTGTAGAGATTGTTTAGATTCTTTTCTGTAATCTGCTTGCTGATGATAGCATAGGCTTTGGCCATGTCTGCACCCACAAACCATTCATAGTCACCACCGTCTGCTATGATAGCTTTCATTGCTTCTGGATCCTGCAACATCTTTGTGACAGCGGCTCTCAGCTTGTCTGCATTGGGATTGCCTTTGTCTACCCACAAGCTCTTTTGTAGAACGTCTCTCCAACTCTTGGCTAGTAGATAAGCGTTGTAGAAATCACCTTCTGGTGCCTTACCCCACTTGGCCTTGTATGCTTCTTCCAGTGTAGGAACGTTGGGGAAGTTTTTGTCCTTGATTGTCTTGCCTGTCTTTAGATCCAATACACCGTGTTCAAACCATGGCGTAAAGTCCTTTTCCTTTTCAATAAACTTTTTGTTGCTGACGAATGTTTCACGAACAACATTTAGCTCACCACGTAGTGCTGCTAGTCTTGCTTCTGTAGGCTTCATACCCTTGACGAATGTGACCTTTTGCTTGTAGCAGTCAATGTATTCTTGCACTGTAGCTTTGGGTCCGCATACCAATAGCACAATGCCCATGACGTCAGGACGACGACCGCTAGTGCTGCCGAACTTGATGTGATCTTTATAAGGATCAAAGTCTGTGCGGCGGCTTACGATGATGTTTAAGTTAACCAATGCAATGGGTTCATAATCACTATAGTTGTAGTCAACTTTGTCTGTGAGGAAACTTTCAGCGTTGCCGCCATGAGCAACCATAATCACTTTAGGATCTTTACGAAGCTCGTTATGGAACTTGTTGAATCCAGGAATGTCGCTAATGCCTGGAATGTGTTCTACAACTACCTTCTCGCCTAGTGATTTTTCTAAGTGAGGTGCAATAACATTTGCCCATACACTGGTGCCACCACCTGGCTCCTGTGGCACAATTAATCTATAATCTGCTAGTGCTGCGGTTGCTGACAGTGCTAACGCTGCAATTGATGTTAAAAACTTTTTCATATTTCGATCTCCACAAATTTGTTTGCTTCTTTAAGAATTTCGTTTGTCTTCTCTGTAGTATAACCTGTTATCTGTAGCATGGGGCGATCCCACCAGCCCATGTTGCAGGTTGCGTGTGGCATGTCCTGCCATTCCCAAGTGATGCAGTCTCCTGCTCGCCACTGATGGAAGTTTGCATTGCCTAGTTGGAATACTTGTCCCAACTTCCAATCATCTAACATGATTGCAAAGCGACGAATCAACTGAGGATTCTTGTCAAAGTCTGTTTCTTTAAAACTGTTCTCACGCTCTTTGCGTCCTGCAAAGTTATCAATATGCTCTACTAGCATTTGTCCAGTGGTCTGATTGTGAAACTTGATAGCAGGTTCTTCTAAGCCTAACCAGTCAGCAATCTTACGGAACACTTCTATGTCATCTGCTGCTGCACGAGCAAACACTTCCATGTTGGGATCAGCACCTGCTGCAATCAAATCACGCTGTTCTGCGTTCCAACTATACAAGCCTTCTTGAGCAATTTTAGGATCATAATGATTGCGTGTCTCCCATGTGCTTTTCTTAGCTAGTGGCTTGCACTGTTCTACAACAGGTGCAAAGTCATGCACGAACCTACAGACATGTGTGTAACTGTCTAAGCCTGGCTCTGCAGGTTTCTGCATATCAAAATGCCACTTGCTTTTCTTGATTGTTTCTTCCCAACGTCCCTGTTGCCATTGTTCGCTCATGTATAACTGATCCTTGTTTTGTTAAAAAATATTCCATAAATCATTGCTATGACAGCAATAGATACTAATGTTAGGCTTAGTGGTCTGGTAAAGATATCCTGCCATTTGAATAGCATAGTGTATTGATAAAATGTCTTTTCCAATTTGTCACTAAGCACAAAGCCTATAATAAATGCAGCACGACTAAACTTAAAATGTTTTAAAAGTAGACCCAACGCCACACACAATGCCAAGATAGCATAGTCTTCCCAGTATCCTGTATATTGAACCGCAGTCCATACAATCAATACTATCAGCGGCCAATACCAATAGTCTAGTTTAATATCAAATATCTTTGTAGCATACTTGATTGCCCAGTAACTGATTATCAATGTTAGAAACAGTGCAGCCACATAACTGTAGAACAAGCTGTTAAAGAACTGTGTGTCTTTCAACAGCATGGGTGTGCCTAATTCTAATCCCACCAACATCAGCAGACTCATTATCACAACTTCAAATGGTGCTCCTGGAATACCAAACAGCACAGTGGGAACATAGCTAGTGGCTTTCTGTGCATTGTTAGCGCCTTCGCTGCCTATCACACCTTTAATGTTGCCTTCACCAAATGGAGTAGTTTCTTTCTTGTTGGCTGCTACTGTTTGTCCATATGCTACCCAGTCTGCTACGCTGCCACCTATGCCTGGTATCACACCTATTAGTGCACCTATAAATCCGCCGCGAGCACCATCTCTCCAATGTGTGACGCTGTCTCGCATGCCTTGAATGATCTGTTGATTGTAGTTGACAATCTTGAATTTAACTGACTCCATGCCTTTGCGATACAGTTCTATCAGTTCAGGCAATGCTAGCACACCTGCCAGGATAGGCACAATCTGTATGCCTGCACCTAGATAGTCCCAACCACCTGTCCAACGCTGTTCACCTGATATAGGATCTTGTCCTACTAATCCTAAAAACACACCTAATGCTAAACTCAGTATTCCCCTAAACCAATACTTGCTGTTAACAAACACAACTGTAACGAATGCCAGTAACATAAAGGCCAATATTTCAGGAATACCAAAGTTTAACACAACCTTAGCATAGTAAGGTAAAAATAAAAATACTGCTAGACCCCAAAACAAGCCGTTAAAGCCGCTTGTGGTAATTGCTGCCGACAATGCTCTAGCACCTTGTCCTTGTTTAGCTAAAGGAAAACCATCAACCATAGTAGCAGCACTGCCACCAGCTCCTGGAATATTCAACATTACACTTGAAAAACTATCTCCGATGGTACTGCTAACTACTATGGCTGTGGTAAACACGACTAATGTATATGGATCTGCACGGAAGATATCTAGAAACGCATATATGGTGATGAGGGCGGTCGTTGCTCCAGCTACCGGGATAAGCCCAATAGTGAAGCCATATAGCGTTCCTAATATGGTCCATATAACATAAGTCATGAATTTCTTTTCCTGAAAGGAAATTTACTATATACTTAGTAAAATTTTTAAAGATAAAGGAATTTTTTAAATGAATACTAAAATTTTTGCTTACCTAATAGAAAAAATACAAAATTCCTTTAATTTACCTAAGTATCAAGGAATTTTACCTCCACTACAAGCTGACACACAGTATAATGCTTTTCCTTGGACACCTGCTAAGCGTGAGAAGTTTGAGAAAGAAGTCAGCACTAACTTTCAACTTAACATTGACTTTGCTGGTACAATAGGCGATATTGTTAAGCAAATTGATACAAAATATCTACGTCGCTTTTTTGGTGAGATGTGGAGACCCCGCACAGAAACTATGAGCTATACAGGTTGGCAGTTGGTAGAAGAAATACTAAAGCACAACCCTGCTGCTGTGTTAGATGTGGGCTGTGGTTACAATCAATTTAAAGAACGTATCGCCAATCTAACCGGTATTGATCCATTTAACGACAATGCAGATTATATGGTAGACATCTTAGACTTTGTCAGCAGTAAAAAGTATGATGCTATCATGTGTTTAGGCAGTATTAACTTCAACAGCTACGACGAAGTAGATGCTCGTATTGCTAAAGTTGTAGGCTTTTTAAATGACGGTGGAAGAATTTACTTCCGTGCTAACCCTGGTATTAGTCACGAAAAAGGACCTTGGATTGAAATATTTCCATGGAATTTTGAATGGGCACAGCACTTTGCTGACCGTTATAACCTTAAATTAGAAACATTTAAGCAAGATAACAACAATAGACTATACTTTGTGTATCATAAACAGTAATCATATTCCAATAAATACTTGGAATAAGGATTTGCTGTGCCTAGGTTATCGCTATGGAAAGAAGGTACTCACAGTGCCGATTACAAGTTCCAAGATCGTAGAATTAAAGAACTGTTCACTGCCAGTGGTGTGGGCATCAATGTTCACAAGTACCTAGGTCCATTGCCGCAGGGCGACACAGGCGATTTCACACAGAACACTGGCTTAAATCCTAACGAGCTAACAATACAAGACGTGTTGTTTTTAGAAAATCGTGACCGCAAGTATGACAAAGACATTTACAACATGCGTGGTCATTATACTGTGCAAGACACAGACTTTAATCTCAGTCAGTTTGGCTTGTTTATTACTAACGACACAATCTTTATGACATTCCACATTAACGACATGGTAGAGCGTATGGGACGCAAGATCATGGCAGGCGATGTGTTTGAATTACCTCACGTTAGAGACTACAATCCATTAGATCCAAATGATGAGATACCTATTGCACTACGCAAGTATTATGTTGTTCAGGAAACTACCAGAGCAGCAGAAGGCTTTGCTCCCACTTGGTGGCCACATCTATGGCGTGTAAAACTTACACCGATGGTCAATGGTCAAGAGTATAAAGATCTATTTGATAATCTAGAAGACGAAAACGGCAATAAAGTTTTTGATAATCTTTCAACATACGACAAAGAAGTTGCCATTAATGATTTAATTCTAGATCAAGCAGAAGCAGACGTTGCTAGAAGCGGTTACGATACTGATCCATTATGGACATTGCCTACCGACCCAAATGGCGATCCTGCTATACCATATAGTGCAACAACTGACAGTATTAAAATCAAAGGCGACAGCACAATATACGCCGCAGACTCTGCTCCTGTGCCGCCTAAGCGTGGTTACTTAGGTTATTTGGTAGGAGATGGATTAGCTCCTAACGGAAATAAAGTTGTGGCTAGCACTAATTTTCCAGCTAATGCAGTTGAAGGTGACTTTGTGTTGCGTACAGATTTTTATCCTAATAGACTATTTCGTTTCGATGGCGTGCGCTGGGCAACTGTTGAAGAAAACAATAGAGCAAACCTAACAGGTGCAACTAATGAAACACTGCTGGGCACATTTGTTAACAATACAAAAGTAACTAAAACACAACGTGGTGAATTCATTGATCAGCGTGTACCACTAAGTCAAGTATTAAGAATTAAACCGGATACACCATAATGCAGTTTTATTATGACAAACAGATAAGAAGATTTTTAACTCAGTTTGTTCGAATCTTTAGTGAATTCTACGTGGAGTTTGGTAAAGATAACAACGGACAGACTGTGATGTATCGTGTGCCTGTGCGTTATGCTGATACCAATCGTGTAGGTTCCAGTATCTTAAAGAACAACAGTGAAAATGTTATGAACAGTGTGCCTATTATGGTAGTTTATATAGGTGCAATGAATTATGATCGTTCAAGAATACAAGATCCGCATTTTGTGGAGACTCGTAGCATTAGAGAAAGAGCTGTTGATCCAAACACTGGACAACTGACTACAACTCAGAGACAAGCATATACATTAGAAAGATTGATGCCTGTGCCATATAAGCTAACACTAAAGATGGAAGTATGGACTAGCAACTTTGAACAGAAGCTACAGATATTTGAACAGATTTGTACACTGTTTAATCCTGACTTGGAAATACAGTCAACAGACAATTACTTAGATTGGACTAGTTTAAGTTATGTGTTACTAAGCGACGTTACATGGACCAGCAGAGAAATACCTGTGGGCACAGATGATCCTATTGACGTAGGCACTATGACATTTGAATTGCCTATATGGCTAAGTGCACCTGCCAAGCTCAAGAAATTGGGTGTTATTAAGAAAATCATTAACAGTGTTTATGACGGTGCTGGTAACTTGTCAGAAGCAATAGTCACAGAAAGTATATTGGCCAGCAGACAGTATTTTACTCCGCTAGGATACAATGTAATTGCACTAGATGGTCAACTAAAGTTAGTTAGAAAATACGGACCTTATTCAGGATCTGGTGAGTTCGATGTTCCAAATACTATCGGCGATCCAATAGACTGGCAGCCTCTGTTAAGCACCTTAGGTGAAATTACAAATGGTATAACAGAAGTTTATCTGGAAGATGCAGAAACAAATAAAATAGTTAAAGGGACTATTGCATATCATCCAGACAATCCTACAATATTGTTGTTTACTGTCGATCCTGACACTATTCCGGGCAATACTTTGCCGCCTGTCAACAGTATCATTGATCCTCTTAAAGTAGCACCAGGAGCAGGTTTACCTGCATTAGCTACAGGACAAACATATCTAGTTTTAAACAACATAGGCAATACAGCTAACTCTGCGTCAAATCAACCAACAGGGTGGCGAAATGCAGATGGCAGTATTACTTTTGCCAACGCAAATGATATTATAAAGTATGATGGTAACAGATGGAATATAATTTTTGACAGCCAGAATACAACTACAACAGAATATGTAACCAATATATACACAGGAATACAGTATAAATGGGCAGGTGATCAATGGCTAAAAAGTTGGGAAGGATATTACGACGAGGGATTTTGGAGCATCGAGATCTAAAAGCCTGTGGCGCACTTTTGTACGCTCGGAACACTAACCGTGTTCTATTTTTACTCCGAGACACTAGTCATACTAACACATGGGGTCTAGTTGGCGGCAAATGTGAAAGCAACGAATCTATTATAGAAGCATTGTTCAGAGAAGTAAGCGAAGAAATAGATTACGAAATAAATCATAGTAAACTTATTCCGTTGGAATTGTTCAAGAGTCAAGACGGTAAGTTTGAATATCATACATTTGTTTGTGTTATTGAAGAAGAGTTTATTCCAAAATTAAACCATGAACACAAAGGTTATTGCTGGTGTACTATAGATAGTTTTCCTAAACCACTACATCCTGGTTTATGGAGCAGTTGGTCAAATAAAGCTATTCAAAAGAAACTGAGTACATTGGAAGGTGTATTAAAAGTCACCTAATTTTACAGCAGCATTGTAATTTACGTCTTTAAAGTTTTCGCATGCTGCTAGCACAGCAGGCGTGTTATTAGATCCAACTCTATAAAATTTAACTTCGCTATAAGTTTTACAAATATTAGCTAGATTAATATCCCAACTGTCGCTGTTGATCTTTGTGTTTGTATCATCATAGCAAGGCTTACCTGCATAGACATTATTATTAGTATCGCCTGTTTGACGATCAAAACCAAACATCCATACTTCAGTATGTCCATCAAAAGCTGCTAAAAATGCTGCATAACTGCCTGCATCTAATCCGCTAACATAAGGTATCATATTGGGAATTTTGTAGTCAATATACATGTCTGACGGAACAAAGAACTGACTCCACAGTTTTTGATCTCTAATATGACCCATTAATATTCTATTAGTTACAATGTAGTTGTCTACATTCATATCCCATGCTGCACCGTTGCAGGCATAGGTAATTTTGTAACCTTGTATTGCACGCTTAGCATTGGTGCGGAAGAATAAATCAAATGTAGAGTTTTCTAATCTACTGGTGCCATTACCTATTACCATTGCACGAGTAGGTATCTTAGCAGGTTCTCTATAGAAAAGTTTGCGTGGCTTTACAAGATATTTTACAGGCGGAGTTTGTCTACCGTCTGTAATCACTTCTCCTTGATAATCTTTTCTATATAGAGGTATAGTTAATGTCACTTTATATTTAAGCGTATCTCAATTATCTAGTTAAGAAAGCACTTGCCGGAATAGTAAAGTTTGCTGTGTATCGAGCAGTCTTTGATATACGAAAATCTTGAATATATCCCAACTGTTCTTGTATTGCAGTGCTGGAGAACCAAGTACCAATTGCTTTAGGATAAGTTGCTCTGCTTACTACGGATCCACTAATACCTGTTAGATTAAGATCTCTGTTACCGTTAACAAACAGCATCCATGTGGTTCCATTTCTTACAAAAGCAATGTGATTCCAAGCATTTTGAGTTACAGTAGTTGTACCTATACCATTACCACCTGGATCAGCATTGATTAAATTCCATGCTGTGCCGTTTGAACTTGCCCATATGCCTATTTTTTGATTAGTGCTTACACTGCTGTAATCAATACCCAGTGACCAGTCTATGCCGAAACTGCCGTGATACAATGCTTGTCTGGCTGTGCTTGTTGGATACCACCAAAATTCTATAGTGAAGTTTCCGCTGCCAAACTCTAATTCATTTGATGCTGGTGCTAGTACATAAGCATCTGCTGCCCCAGATATACTGTTTTCTGTAGCAAATTTTTTCTGTACTGTAGAAGCTGCTGCAGAACCGGCTGTTGTGACATTATGTTTTCTACTGGCATCTACAATGCCAGCATTTGTTCCCAACAATAAGAAAGATGTGTTAGCTATTGCAGATAGAGGAGCAGTAGGAACAGTGAAGTTAGCTGTATATACAGCAGTGCCTTTAACAATACGATGATTTGAAATAAACCCTTTAAACGGATTATCACCGCCACCTGGATTTGAGAAATAACCAACCATGTAAGGATTAGAGCCAGTGCTAAGAGTTAACGCATTTGTAGTTGTTGTATCTAAAACACCGTTTATGAATAAACGCCAGGTGCTGCCTGATCTACTAAATGCAATGTGTGTCCAGGAGTTGTTAGGTATTGTAGCAGAAGACGTAAAGATAGTGGTGTCTGTACCCCCGCTGGAGTTATCTACTATAAGAACATATTTTCCTGAGGTGTTTATAAAATGAACCCATGACTGAGGAGCAGGGGATATTGAATCCCAAATTCCTCCAATCGCTATCATTGTGTTGGCCGGTCGCTGTGGATAAACCCATTGTTCAACTGTAAAGTCGCCTGATGCAGAAGTAAATGCAGCATTATACGACATACTTAGATAATCACCTGATCCATCGAAATACAGCGATCCACCATTTGTTGCAGCTGAATAAATTGCTGCTGGATTGAAGGGCCCAAAGGTTGTTACTTTTGCGTCACCAAAATTAGAAATTACTACACCGTCTGCACTGTTGTCTACAAAACGATTGCTTTGGCATGCAAGGAATTTTGTATTTGCTACTGCACTTAAAGGTGAAGTTGACGGAGTGAAATTAGCTGAGTATATTGCTGTACCTTTCACTATTCTAAGATTTGACACATATCCAGTAATTGCATTTGCATTGTGTCTACCGATAGTTAAGGGTACTGCGTTTGAAGACTGTGGAGTACCAGATATTGCGGTAGTTGTTGAAGCAACACCATTTACAAATATAGTAATACCTGATGAAGTTTTTGTAAATGCAATATGATTCCATGTGTTTTCAGTAACTGTTGCTGTAGAAGTTACTGCTACACCTGTTCCGTTATAATAATAAAATCTAACAGTTCCATCATTTATAGGACCAAATGACCAGTAATCAGTATCAACATCATTAGTCATGTTACCTGCAAAAACAGGTCTTTGTCTTGCCCCGTCACTGTAAGACCAAGTAGACAACACAGTTGGATATACCCATGCTTCGAAAGTATAGTCACTAGTCCACCAATCAAAATTTGTAGTAGTATATGGTGCTGTTAGATAGTCACCTGTACCATCAAAATAATTTGAATAATAACCATTGCCATAAAATGGAGTAAACGAACCTTGTATCACATCACCATTTTTTGTCACTGTGAAATTATTTGCAGAGCTATCTATAAATGTAGAATTAGCTTGTGTGTTGCTGCCAACAGCTTTCAACAACAATGTTGTGTATTCAAATTCAGGATCTAAGTAATAGAATGTTGATGTAGCACTGGCAATGTTTACACCATCTGATGCAGTGAATGTAATCTGTGCATCACTAATTGATGAAAAATCTGCTGTGAATACACCTGTTGAACTGTTGATGCTGGCGAGATTTGCGTTTAATCCGCTGACTACAGTGAAATCATATGTTAAAGGAATGCCTTCAGGATCACTTGCTACTAGTGTGTAAGAATATGAATTAGCATTGCTGCCTAAGTTAACTGTTGTACCTGGAGTGTCGCTAAATGTAGGTGTTTGTGTTACTGCGGCAATGCTGTACCAGCCTGAATTATAAATGTAAAGTCGATTAGTTGAAAACACATACGCCATTACACCAGCGTTTGCACTTAGTGGTAAACTGGCAGTGGTAGCATAAGTTGTTATAGAACCAGCTGCGCCGCCGCCTGGCGAAAATGCACTACCGTTAGCATAATAATAATTGTTTGTTAACACACCACCAACTGTTAAATTACCAGTGATACCAGCAGAATTGCTTACTGTTAAGTCGGCCCCTGTGATACCATCAGCAGTGACGTCGCCGCTAATAGTGGCATTACCTGTAATGCTGGCATTGTTAGAGACTACCAAGTTACCTGTTGTATTTAGGTTACCAGCAACTGTTCCTGATGCTGTAATTAAACTACCTGGTATCGAGCCTGTTGTAACTGCTACTGACCAAGAGTCTTTAGTAGCATTGTAAACATAACTTTTGCCGTTGACACTGGCTGTTTGCCCGTTGGTAGGATTTGTTGGAAATGACAAGGGTAGTCTCCTGGTTACTGATATTTATTTTAAAAAATTAAGGAGCAACAGGCCAAGAGATATTAAACGGATCTGTTTGTGTTGTGATATCTCTTAATGCTTGTCTGTACGCTGCCCAAGTTGATTTTTGTTCTGCTGTTAGTGGAGCATCCGATAACTGTGTCCAGTCTGATTTTAACAAAAGATTGTCTCTTGTCTGACGAACATTTATCCATTGATTATCTGTGGCATATGCAACAGCTTCAACTGTCCAATCTGTCGTAGCATATTGCCAAACCCAATTACCTAAACTATCTTGCACGGGTCCTGTTCTAATAATAGATTGAAAGCGTGTCAATGTAGGTTGAGAACCTTCAAATATAGGATCTATGCCTAATATATCAAAATCTTCTTGTTTAAGTGTAATAGGTATTGATACATTAGGAAAAGCAGTTCTGATATCTGTAATTATTTCCCCAGTTTCTCTAATTCTATAATCTGCCATTTAGTGTCTCCTTATGCAATGGCTAGGTAAAGATATAATATATTGTTAACATTTATACCAGATGCAGCAAGGGTATTAACAGTAAATCCTGATGCTATTGGATCCACACTGTCGTTGTTTGATGTTTCGCCGTTAGCCTGACTACTGAGCCATATATAA